TGCTTCTGCTATCTCCAGCCTAAGGCTTATGGTAACGGTGATTAAGCGTTACCAAGGACCTTATTTAATCATCGCCTAGCGCAAACGTGCCAAATCGGCCCGACGACGGGGGACCCCTTGCGGGGAACACCATCGAAAGACCAACTTGGTCGATTTGCGTTTAGTGTACGAACTGACAGAAAAGACAGGTTCTTCGTCTGAAAGACGGAGACTACTGTCTCTGGTGTTAAAAGGTGGAATTGACGGAGGAGGCCTTTGCGACTCGGTAAAATACCGTAGAAGCATCAGCCAACCGTCTATCACTTTAGTAACCTTAGGGGACGTCTCAACACGCACTTTGAACTGGACCTTCTGAAGGTCTTTGTTCCAGCGGCGCTTGAAATGCTTCTCACCAGCAAGTGCTACGCGAAGGGTTGGACATGAAAGATTCATGTCCTCTCCTGGGATTGGACCGTAAACACGGGACAACCACCCTACGATTAAATCGTAGGTGTTGTAGCACCGCCTATCATAGAATGAATTAGCGTAGCTAATCCAACTAGTATAGACGTCAGGGCGAGGTGACTCATTCCAAACAGTTCTTAATCGAACCGGAGTAACATCGATGCCTTTAAAGGCATCCATGCCACAGGACTCTCGGAAGAATCCTTGGACACAGCTCTTATTTCTATTGATCTTAAGACCATAGTGTTCGAGCCAGGTTATTGCGCTCACCGAAAAATCGGTTGGTACAATAACGTCATCACCATACACTAGTACACTCTCTCGAGTGGACGCGTTGGGTGAAACCGCGGTGAGGATGGCCCAGATAGTTAAAGCCATAATGGGAAAGCATAAAGCTGATCCCATCGGGGCAAACTTACCGAGCTGTAATTCCTCGCCAGACGGCAACACAGTCGATGAACTTCTACACGACTCGAGGTACTCGCAAAGAGTACTCGGGAAGAGTAGGCGAACTAGACCAAGTGAAACACGATCGCTTGCCTCTTTCAAGTCAAGCGTCGCATACCGTTTCGTGGAAGACCCTAATAAGGCCCCCCTACGATTCGGACCCTGATCTGTGAAGAAAACATTAAACCTCGTTAGAGGGTGTTTCTCCACTAGGTCTACTATAGCCCGATGCAGTCCCTGCTGAATCCATTGAAAATCAACGGGTTCGCAGGAGATCAGTCGCGGGCCACGAGAGTCCTTCGGCACAAGCAAAACTCGCGCCGGAAGACTTGTATCAGTAACAGAATTGAATTCTGCTTGACGATCACAAACATGACCGAGGGATGCGTAAAAATACGCATCGGCGGGGTAACGTTGTGTGATACGACCACTGATATTAGTGAATCGAAACTTTTCCCAAAGGCGTTGCTTTGTAGCAACTGCTCCAGGACCATGTCTCGGCACAATATCTGTAGGGTCGAACTTCGCGAACAACCTTGATAAGAGGATTCGCGCCTCACGTATAACGGCACAAGAAGATATTTCAGTAGGCAATGGATTAGCTCTTCTAAAGCTTTCCCATTGTCCCTTTGAAATACGACGAGTGCCACTATAACGATCAGCAGCAGATTGCATTTCTGCAATCTTAACTGCTGTAGTAGCGATATCATCTTCAGCATTTTTAAACGCTTGGATGACATCGTGTTCTTGTTCTTCGGAATACGTGATCTCATATTTATAAAATAAATATGTAATCCTCCG